GCCGCTTTTCTTGTTGGAGTAGGTGTTGAACTCAACCATTATCCGACAAAACTTTTCCGTTCCGCTGCTGTCCGGATTTACAAATGTGTTGTCTTTCACCATCATAGAAACAAAAGGAAAAGAGGCAGGCTCGCGGATAAACTCGGCTGAAAATGTGGCCGTAACAAACGGCTTGATGTAGGTAAACAGCTCGTTTTCAATGTCAATCATCCGCAAACACCTCTTTCGCTATGGCTTCAAGTTTATTTCTCAATTCAACTGATGTGTTATACATAAACGGTCTTGACGGCATACCTTTTGTCCATCCCCACCATTGACCGTTGTAAAGGTGCTTGTGTGGGTTGGGGTCGCTTTCGTCTGTGGGGTAAAACCAACCGCCCTCGCCGTGGTTGTTGATGTCATACGTCCACGGGAGCGTTGGATGGGGGTTGTTTTTGCCAACAACGCCCGTTCCGAACTCCACAAAGGCGGCATACGGGCAATCGGTGAAGACAACCCCTTTGTTTCCCTCGACATACATCATTCCGTCAATGCTGTTGACCAGCTCTGCCGTATCGACCGCATCAAGCAGCCTTATTTGTGCTTTGGCTATGTCAACACCACTGTCAACCAACCGCTTGACAAGTTTCTCAATTTTGCTCGGCAGGGTCTTTTTGTATTCCTCTAACTGCTTTACAGCTTTGTCTATCTCACCCCATTTAAGCGTGATTTTCACGACACATTCACCTTTTTAACCGCATAAACCATTGTGTTAAGTCCGTCGGAAATCCCCGCTATCTCGTAGTCGTGTGGCTTGTCCGTATCGGTGTCAATCCAAAACACCGTTTTTTGGTCTATGGGCAAATCTTTGCGGAATGTAAACAAAACCCGATTGCAGTCAATTATTTTGCCGAAAGCACGATTGAGGATTTTACCCGAAGGGGGAGATACATTGATTTTCAACGGGGATATTTCCCCGTAGGTCAATGTAAACTCCCCCGTTTCGTTTCCGCCGTCGTCTAACAATGGGGTTGTGGTGTAAGTAGAGTAGTGGATAAGGCGTTTGTTTTTCTCTAAATCCCTCACGACAGCACCCCCGCATACGGGATAATGTCCTTAATCAAGGAGAGGGGGATGCTGCCGCTTTCGTAGGTTTGGGTAACGCCGTTTTCAGAACGGGATATTTCACCCTCGCCGCCCCTGCGGTTGTATTTGTAAACCGCTATTTCCACAATCTTATCGGTGTAGTCATCCAGAGCTGCGGGGTTGGCATTGCCGAAGGGAAATAGTCGTCTTAAAACTATCTGTTCAGCACTTTGAACGAGGACAAGTAGCAAGCTGTCCTCGCTGTTGTCATTTATCCCCAACATAAGTTTTAGGTTGGTTAAAGCGTCCTCTCTTGCCACTTGTTTTCAACTCCTATTAGGCTTATTCGCTCGTTACTTCGGAAGTGAACAGCGGAGCTTCCTCTGTGTTGGTTACGGTTACTGCGCCGGAGACGGCTACAGTTGCGCCCTCGTCAAGATCCACAGAACCCGTAATGGATATTTCTGTGTCGTCGGCAAGAGAAACGCCGGAAAGAGTACCGCCAGCGACATAAATCTTCTTGGAGTATGTAGGAGCAGTAAAGCTGGTATCAAGTTCTGTAATCTTGCCGTGATACCATTCAGCGCCATAGTCAAGGCCGCACTGACCGTAAATCTGATACTTGTCTGCCGCACCGGTCTTTGCAAGGGGTTCAAGGAAGAAGTTGCCCTTGCCGGGAACAGGCATAAACACAGGAGCGCATACAGTGGGGTTGTAAATAATGGCCGTAGCTTCGGCAACACGGGGGTTGGGTTGAAGCGCAACAGAGCCAAAAGGTGTTATAAGCACGTCCAGCTTAATGCCGTTAACTTCTCTTGCGGCAGGAACAACGGTAAGTCCGTTTGCGGCGGCATCGGCGTTAATCTGCATGATGTGAACGGGTCTGGCGGTAAGCACAAGATTGTCGGTGGGGGCGTTGGCATCGCTTATAGCCTGAACCAGTTCGGCTACCAGCCAAAAGCCAAGTCCGGCACCGTCAGCTTCCTTTGTGTTGGTGGTTATTGCGGCGGTAATGCCCCTTGTTTTATAAGCCACGTCGTCATAGTTACCGTCTTGATGTGAGCCGTTAAGGAATGTAAATTCAATGTCATTGGCTATTTCGGCCATTGCATTGGCAACCTGGAAATCCAGTTCGTTTGCGGGGTTGGCTTCCTGCCCTGCAATGTTAAGGCCGGAAAGCTGTCCCATTGAGGACTGTTTGCCATAGGAAATGGCAAGAGCTTTCTGGTAAATCTGGCACACGTTTGTTGCCTGTGTCCTGGTTACAAAGCTGGGGTCGGGAGCAACAAGCGAAGCCGATTCGGTTATTGCGGGCTGTGTAGCGCCGCCGCCGGTTGTGTAATAAAGGCTTACGGGAAACGTCCAATGGTTTACTGTTCTGAATTTGCCACCGATTGTGGTCGAGAACGGGGTGCGGGTATTGCCCTTGTTGAACAGCATCCCCGAATAGTTCAACAAGTTATGGGAAGTCATTACGTTTGTTTCGTTTACGTTTTCTGCCATTTGTTATATCTCCTTACGTTTATTCCTCCTGCGCTTTCCTCAACCACGCCGCCGCAGAAGCCATGTCACCACGGGCAAGGGCTTCTTCGTATTCTTTTTGGTATTTGCGTGACGGGGGTACACCCTCCCCTGCAGGAGTGCGGGGTGTGTTGTTTAACAGTTCTTCTTTGACTTTTTGTTCAGCCGATGTAATTTTCGACTTAAAGGTTGTTAAAATTGAAGATGCAAGAACCTTTGACTTTTCGAGGTCGTCTGACACAATCCCGTCAAGGATGGGATTGTATTCCTTGTCGGATAATCCGCTTTGCACGAACAGCTTTTCAATTTCAAGGCGGTTGAGTTTCACCGTATATTCCTTGGCTTTCAGTTCCGCCTCCTCTTCCGCTCTTTTTGCTTTTTCTTCCGCCGTCATTGAACTTTCTTCTAATATTTTGACTTTCTTTTTGAGTTCTGCAAGCTCACTGGCGGTCTTGTCGAAGGTTTCTTTTAATACCGTTTTGGGCAAAGTTGAGCGGTCAACCAAGTCTTTGTCCGCCAACGCTTTGTTTATTTCGTCAACGGTCATTCCTTCTTTGTAAGCATCTCCGAGTAGTGTTTTAAGGTCTGCCATATTTTCCTCCTGCGTTTGTTAAGGTCAGTTCTCTCTGCCGTTAAATTTGCGATATTATACTGTTTCTCTACAGTTTTGAGTTTTTTTACCCTTGCTTCTCTGCAAGTGTTTATGAAAAAGCGCACGACTGCTTGAAATCGCAATCATGCGCCACTTAAACCGACTTGTTATTAGACGGTGTATAATTCTCCGTTTCGGGAGTTAACCTTAACGCTTCACGCTTTTGTGCTTCCTCGGCGGTCAGCCACTTTGCGTCAAGATAAGGTTTTGCGTTTTGGTATATCTGAACGGGGTCGCCCCATATTCCGCTCGCCGTAATAGCATCAAGGGGGTTGATGCCGCTTTCAAGGAGCGACTGCAGCACTTGTGCTTTGGTTTGAATGTTATCGGTGCGGTTGTGGTTGAACTTGATGTCTATGTCGGATATATTGAAGTCCTCGCCCTTTATCCAGCAGATTTTTTTGACGAGTTTCAAGAAACGCTTTTCTGAAATCTTGAACATCTCGCTGACGTTCCGTCTTACCGTTTCGGCGTTTGCCCAACCCTCACGCAATACAACGCCCTGTCCCGTATCAGATGTAGAACGGTTTTGTCCGTTTCTGTTGGGAACGCCGACAATAGCCATAGCAGTTTGATAAAGGTAATCAACAAGCGTTTGCACCTGGTCCTGGTTTAACTCCGCCGATATGATGCTTACATCTGCAGGCATTCCCGGCTCGCTCATAACCTTTATTGCGCCCATTTCAAGAAATTCCTTGAAATCATCTTTGCTTATGTTGGCGTTGATAAATCTTATAAACGACTGAACGAACTGCTCAATGCCGTCAATTCTGTTGGAGTTTACAAGGTTTATCGAATCGAGAATCTCAATAATCGGCTCAAATGCGCCTTGCCGGGTGGAGTTCATCACATACTCGACAATGGGAATTGCTCCTAGGATGTGGGTTTCTTCGGACACTATCTCATTTTTGTAGATGTGAAAAAGGCTTGTCGGCGTGTAGCAGTAGTAGTGGCTTTCCCCGTCGTTATCTGCCACTTCTTGAATGCTCATAAGCGGTCTTTTGCCGAAACCACGGTTATAAACAACACCGGTATAGCGTGGGTCTAATATGTCAATTTCGATAATCCCGTCGTCTGTGGATGGAAGTGTCATGCGGTAGGCACAACCACAGATATAAAACCACTCCGCAAGTTCGATGTCTTTCGCCTGTTTGTTTGCGTCTGTCATAATGTCGTTAAGTAAAGCCGTATTGTCGGCATGACCCGGCTTGTCCGCCCGTCTGACATACTGAACGGGGTCTCCAAAATCATAACCAAGCCTAAAAGACACCACTTCGTAGGCGTGGTTTATAACAACGGTGTTTTTGATGTCTGGACGGAATTTCTTTTCCCGCTTGTCCACCGGCTGAATGTTGCGGTAGTAGTTGTAAAGGTATATAATGTCAGCCTTGTTTTGGTTGAAATCGGTCAAAACGGAATTAAGGACTTCAACGATATTGCTCCTTGTAATAACAGTTTCGTTGGAGTATAACACCCGTCTGCCGGAGAGTTTCTTTTTCGCTTTTTCCGCCATTTTATCCCTCACTTAATCCCCGATGTTCAGAGATTGTTCCGTATTTTATCTGTCATTTTATCTGTAAGAAAACGGGACAATATCACCATTACTGGCAATATTGCCCCGCTTAATCGTTATGTAACGATAGAGGTATATATAATATCCTCTCACTTATATTATATCAGTCTAAACAAAAAAAGTTCGCTAAAATGGGCGTTCAAATACTGTAACTTTTCCATAGGTGTTAAATATTGCCGTAACAAGTCCGGCCAAGCTGTCCGGGGCGTCATCGTTCTTGTTTTTGCCCTCCATAACGAATGTATTAAGGTTGTCCATGAATAATTGATACTCAATGTCCCTTGTTCTCGGATTTTTGAAATGGAACTTTTTGATGTCGCTGGAATACTGATATATACGTTGCATTTTGCTTGATGTGGTAGGACACCGCCGTGCCGACACGTTTATGTGTATGTTCTCTCTTAACAGCAGTTCCTCGATTTTATCCTTATACTCGTTACCGCCGTTGTTCGCTTCAAGCTGGACGGTGTAAGGCAAATGCCGCCGTATCTTTCCCACCACTTTCGGGATTGTTGCGTCTTTATCACCCTTTGAGAACACCACGTCCTCGATGTAAACAACGTCCTCGCCGTCTTTCTTGTAAACATAACCAATAGGCATAGAAAGATAGTCGCCGCCGCCCCACGCCACGTCTATGAACGCCACTTTTCTATCGGGGGTATCGTGTGGCAGTTCGTCATAGTATTTTAATTCGTGGACGGGGAACAACAACCCCTCTCTCACATAAGGCCTACCCATATACTTCGCCCACCAGTCGGCAGGTTGGAGTATATTGCGCATATTCCGATAATACTCGGTTGAAAACCCCAGTCCGTAATCGTAAACAAAGTTACTCTCGTCGTTGTCGTTCATCGCCGGAATAACAATGAAACGATACAGCGGGTCGTCCTTGTAAGCCTCCTGTATGCGTCCCAACGGGTCATAAACATTCCACCTTGTTCCTACCATTAGCTCCACCGCACCGTCCTTCATACGGTCTTTGGCAACGTTTAAGTAGATGTTGTAGAGTTTGTTCATGGTGTCGGGATTTAACGCTTCTTCGAGGCCTTTTACCAAGTCGTCGCAGTATAATATTCCGTTCTCGCTTACCTCGATACCGCCCGTCCACGCACCCTCGATAGACCGGCACGTTAACGAACTAAAACGCTTTTTACTGTTAAGGTCAATCGTGGTCTTTTTTGCGGATGTATTGGCAAGCGTAACCTCCGGAAACACCTCGTTCCACAAATACGTTTGGTTGTCGGTGATAATCGACAAGACTTCCTGATAAAAACCCGTAATAAGGTCGTCGGAATATCCCGCCATCGCACTGGCTTCATTCGGTCTTTTGCCCAATATCCAAGTCATAAAGAAAATACAAAGCGTAGATTTTCCAACTCTCGGAGGCAAAGATACTCCTAAAAACTTTATTTTCTTTTCGCTCAAGTCTTGCAGTGCATCCGCAAGGGGTTTAAGAACACGACGACGGGGTAAATAAAACTTCTTTTTCGCCGGTCTGTTCCATTCAAGGTAAATCAGATACGAATCGAAAATATCCCTTGCTTCAAGGTGATATGTTTCCTTGCGGATATTCTCGACAACACGCAAAAACGCTATATCATCGGTCAGTCTTTTGGCAATCTCTATGTATTGTCGTAAAGTGGCGTTATGTTTGAACGCCTTTTCCTTGTCTTTTTTGGCAAGGATTTTTATAGCTTCAAAAGCATCGTCATAATAGCGTGTTTTTGTTGGTTCTCTTGCTATTTGCGTAAATATTGCGTTAATAATGTCCTCTATTTTTATCACCTCATAAGAAAAAGGCACATGATTTTCGCAATCATGCGCCTTTTTATATTTTGCGGAGCCGCTATTGAGCAGTAGCG